AGAAATTTTTTTATTCTTCCAAAACCAAACAAGTCAAAGGTAAAAAGAAAAGATACAAAGCACCGAGTGATTGGCAAACTTACTATGGAAGTAGTGCCGAACTAGCTAAAGATGTGTTACAATTAGGTCATGAACAATTCAAACGTGAAATTTTACATCTCTGCCAGTCCAAAGGCGAATGTGGTTATCTCGAAGCAAAAGAGCAATTCATCCGTGGTGTTATGGAAACGGATGACTACTACAACAGTTGGATTATGGTGAGAGTGAGAAAATCACACATCAAGGACTATAATGCTCGACTTTCTCAAGATTTACAAGAACCAAAAAATTGATTTCATGACCTTCTTTGAAGGCGATAAAGAAGATGAGATTTCAATTATGGGTCAAGAATATGCAAACACAGGTGAACCTGTAGGTGCAAGTAGTATGGGTGAAGCATATCACATTATTCTGTTTAGAAGTCATGAAACGGAAGATAGATATACCGATTTGGATTATTTCCAAGCCATTCTTTGTGATCCATTAGAATATATCTCAGGACTAATACCACAAGGATGGTATGGAGTGATTGCTCGAAAAACAACAACATCCGAACCTATTATTACGAAACTGCTTGCCAAAATGAACGAAACAATGTAAAATGTAATTTTTGAAACTTTGAAAGTTTGTTATGATTTTAGTTGACTTAAACCAAGTATTACTTGCCGGACTTATGGCACAAATTGCCAATCAAAAAGGCAAATTAGATGAACACCTAATCCGCCACATGGTGTTAAATATTATCCGTAATCACATTAAGAATTTTAAAGGTGAATATGGCGAAGTAGTATTGTGTTGTGATAATCGTAAATATTGGCGTAAAGAATATTTCCCATTCTATAAAGCAAATCGTAAAAAGAATCGTGACAAGTCTGATTTAGATTGGCACTTAATCTTTGACATGTTAGCCAAATTTAAACAAGAACTCAAAGATAATTTCCCGTACAAAGTAATCGATGTTGAGGGCGCTGAAGCTGATGATATCATTGGCACATTAGTACCTCGTCATGCACCACATGAAAAGATTTTGATTCTGTCAAGCGATGGAGACTTTTTACAACTACAACAGAATCACAATGTTAAACAATACAATCCGTCACAGAAGAAATTTGTCGTATCTCCTAATCCAATTATGGACCTAAAAGAAAAGATTATTAAAGGTGATAAAGGCGATGGCATTCCTAATGTACTTTCTCCTTCAGATTGTTTTGTCCGTGATCTCCGCCAAAAGCCTATCACACAAAAAGTATTGAATAAGTTATTGGCGGAAAGTTATTTGGAACAAGATGAAACCACTAAGGCTAATTTTGTTCGCAATGCTACATTGATTGACCTTTCTTTTATTCCTGTTGAGATTAAAGAAAAAATCATAAATACATATGAAGAAGTAAAGCCTGCTTCAAAACAAAAACTATTGAATTATTTTATTGAACATAAACTTAAAAATCTAATGGAAGTGATTGAGGAATTCTAATGAAAAACATTTATGAAGTATTTGATGAGTTTGAACAAGCATCAAATAAAAAAGAAAGAATGGCAGTAATACAAAAGAACCTGTCGAAGCCACTAGTAAAAGTGTTAGAATATACTTACCACCCCGGTTATCAATGGAAGGTAAATGACCTTCCTGATAATTATCAATTGAAACCAATTCCGCAAGGAATGTCTTATTGTCAACTTGGTACAGAGTTGCGTAAGATTTATATGTTTCAACAAGGCCATCCTACAGCCGAAGCATTAACTAAAAGAAAACAAGAAGAATTATTAATTCAACTACTTGAATCAATCGAGCCTCGTGAAGCTGAAGTTGTTATGGGTATTTTTCGAAAAGACCAAGGTGTAAGAGGTCTAGATTATAAATTTGTAAAAGAGGCCTTTCCTGATCTTTTACCCTAATGAATAAAAAAGAAAAAATAATAGTAATAACCGGTGAATTTGATCCTCTCGATAAAAGAGAATTAGATTTCATAAAAAAATGTAAACGTAAAGGTGATTGGCTAGCTGTTGGGGTACATTCAGATTGGTGGATGATGTATTCTCGTGGCGGGTTTATGCAAAGCTATCAAACTCGTAGAGAAATATTATCTAATGTTAGATCAGTCGATGAAATATTTACATTTGACGATTCTGATGGTACCGTATGTCAATTGCTTAAGATTATAAAAATTTGTTATCCAGACGCTGATATTACCTATGTGTCAGAAATGGATATGCATAATATGCCAGAAACTAAAATTAAAGGCATAAGTTTTGAAACTCTAAAAATAGGAGAAATAGGTGAGTAAGTTTGTAGGAAAGTTTCGTAAAAATAAGAATTACAATGATGATTACAATTATGATGCAAGACGGCACCGTGATGAACATGGTGAAGTTAAGAAGTTAATCAGTCAATCATTGGAAGAAGATTTTGATGATGAATTTGAGTACGAAGAAGATGTTGTTTTCCAGCAACAAGGCTTGACAAAGTATTAAAAGTATCATATAATGTAGTTTCCATTTTCGGAGATTATATTATGTTGATATACGGTTATATTCCAAAGTCTAAAAAACGCAAAGTTCCAAAATCCGTACAATTACAAGCGGAAGAGTGGAAAAAACAAATTATGGCAATATCGCCAAAAGTGAACTATTCCGTTTCCAAGAAGATTTCGAAAGTCATACCTTTGCCAAAAATTCCAGCAGGCAGGGAAACTCCCCAATATCTTTCCTTAGACACAGGATTAGGCGCAGCAACAAAACCAAATCCCAACATTTATACAGGCACAAAAGTCAAAGGCATTGCGACCATGCACAAATCCAATGCTGTTCCTGTATTTACTGATAACGAAGCAGTAGAAATTTCAAGTATGAGAAGGTAATTATGATAACTGATCAAGAATGGCAAGAATATGAAGAATATTGGCACACATTAAGCGCTGAGGAAAAAATAATTGAGCTGGATTGGTTAGAAACAATAGGAAAAGCAAAGAAAAATGGCTCAACAGTTTCTAGTATTCAACCCAACACGTTACAATAGAGAGAAAAATATGTTACACCCCACCGAAGAAGCTGCTATACATAGAGGAATTGATGATATTTTCTTCAATTTGCGGCATTTAGACGTTGAAGATGTTGCTTATCATCTTGTAAAGTTCGATCCGAAGCTTGCCGACAAGTTGGCCGCTGCAATCGAGCACAATTTTTTCGAAAAGGACGCAAAAAATGTCAAATGATGTGAATTTTTTAGATGCTCGAGCAGACGATGAAGAAATTCCTGCGTGGAAACGCTTGGATATTGTAGTTCGGAAGTGGGCTGTGTTGTCGGGAATGGAAAAAGATTTGTCAGATTATCAAAAACGCAAAGAATTGTACGAATAAATTATGTTTAAAGCTAAAAAACCAATAAAAAATTGTCTTTTGTTAGAATTTAACACACAAAAAGACCTTGCACTTGCATTTTGTCGTGTGGAAGAGTATTACGAAGGCAATCCTAAGGTAAATGGCAAGTATTTGTCATTCGTGGACTTCATTGATGCGTTTATGACTGATGATGGCAAGTTGGATTATTTTCATTATTGGACAGGATTCAATATTCCAGGAAATATTTACATGGAATGGTCACAAAAAAATATGTCCGATAAAACTTATTGGGAATTAGCACTAGCTGATGCTGTCACAAAGAAATTGGATTTAGAAAAACCATTCTATATCATTGGTGGTAAAAAAGGTGACATGAATGTAATCGACCATGAAATTGCGCATGCACTTTATTACATGAACCCCGATTATATGTGTGAGATGGAAGAATTGAATTATGAATTTTATAAATCTTATCGCATGCAATTTTCTAAACTGGTCAAAAAATTGAAAAAGATGGGTTATGGCAATAATGTTGTCCGTGACGAAATTCAAGCATATATGAGCACCAGTACCAAAAAAGAACTGGTAGAGAAATTTGAGTTGGATTACACTACCATTCTACCTATGATCCGTCAGTACCGTAAAGTGTTGTCCCGGTACAACACATATAAGAAAAAGACTTGACGGTACGCTGGACTCCTGTATAATGGTCTGTATTGTTAATCAGGAGAGTATATGCAAGTTCTGGAATCTAAATCACTATTAGCCAAATTGATGGCTACCGAAAACCTTATCGTTGAACAGCGTAAGGTTCAAACGGCTTCTTTTGATGTAAAGAACCGTGTATTGGTTATTCCACAGTTAGACAAAAACATTTCTGGTTATCTGTATGATATGTTTGTTGGTCACGAAGTTGGCCACGCTCTCTACACTCCTCTCGATGGCATGACCAAAGCATACGAAATGAAAGTTCCACAATCGATTACCAATTGTGTCGAAGATTCTCGTATTGAAAGAAAAATCAAAAACAAATATCCTGGCATTCGTGCATCTTTTGTAAAAGGTTACAAAGAACTAATCGAAAAGGATTTCTTTGGCACTCAAGGTGTTGATTTGAACACTCTTAACTTCCTCGACCGTTTGAATATGTTTACAAAAGGCGGTCCATCTCAAGGTATTAAATTTACTGCCGAAGAACGTGCATTGGTTGACCTCGTAGAATCTACCGAAACTTATGATGAAGTTATTGAAGTTTCTAAAAAAATTGCCGAATATGTCAAAGCCGAGAAAGAAGCTAAACGTAAACAGATGGCCGAAGAAGGCGTTGAAGAAGATGAAGAATTTGATGAATTTGAAGAATCGGATTTTGATGGTGATGATGACGAATATGGCGAATTCGGTTACAACGACTTTGATGATGAAGATGGCGAAAAATCCGAAACCGATGAATCTCAAGAAGGCGAAGGCTCTGATGACGAAGAAGATGAATCTGAAACAGATCAAAAATCTGGTTCAGGTGGCAAATGCACCGGCGATAAGGGTTCAAAGAGTGATGAATTCCGTTCTTTGACAGATGATGCCTACAAACAAAACGAAAGCAAACTTTTTGAACAGAGCGATTCAGATTATTATTATGGCAATATTCCTAAAATTGATTTAGACAGAGCCATTTTTGATTACAAAACACTATATAAAACATATCGTGAAGAAATGGTCAATCGTGATTTTCATTTAGATGATAAACCTTATCAAAAGCTCCGTACAGATGCCAACAAAGTAGTTTCATATTTGGCTAAAGAATTTGAGTTGCGTAAGAACGCAGACCAAATGAAACGTGCTTCAACAGCAAAAACTGGTGAATTGAACATGAATAAGATTTTCTCTTATAAGTTCAATGATGATATCTTTAAAAAGATTACAGTTTTACCTGGTGGTAAATCACATGGTCTTGTGATGTTCTTAGATTGGTCTGGTTCTATGTCGAACCACATTGAGAACACCGTGAAGCAATTGATTTCTTTGGTAATGTTTTGCAAAAAGGTAAATATTCCATACGAAGTGTATGCTTTTACATCTGAGTATGATACATATAGTCCTACTCCTAAAAAAGGTGATATTGCATTAGGTGAATTTAGATTGTTGAATGTTCTCTCTAGTAGAATGTCCGCTGTTGAGTTTAATTTTGCAGCCAAAACTTTGGTGAACATTTCAATTTCTCGTTATTGTTATTCCCGTATTTTTGCTATGGGTGGCACACCGTTGAATGAGGCAGTATTTTCAGCAATGCAAATTGTACCAGAATTTCAAAAGAAATTTAAATTACAAGTTGTAAATACTATCTTCTTAACTGATGGTGAAGGTCATCGTATCAACAAAGTTTATTATGAAAATCAATATGGTTTACATGGTTATGTTGGTGATCCTTCCGTTTCTAGGGGTTATAACAATTCGTATCCTAAATTGATTGCTCGTGATCCTGAAACAAAAAATCAGGTTGTGGTCGATCAGTATAAAAATACGGCTAGTTACCTAGAGTTGTTGAAAGCCAGAACAAATTGTAACATTGTTGGTTTTTATGTTTTATCTGGTCGTGAATTTACCAGAGCTGCATATGGTCTAGTACCTAAGGCTGCTGATCTTGAGGCATTGAGAGCAAAGTTCCGTAAGGAAAAATCTCTTGTTATCACTTCAGCAGGTTTTGATGAATATTACTTGCTCCGTTCTGAAGCACTAGATACGGATGATGATGTAGAATTCTCTGTAAAAGAGAATGCCACCACCCGTGGTTTAGTAAGTGCGTTCAGTAAGTATACTAAGAACCGTTTAATGAACCGTGTTATTTTAAATCGATTTATAGGAATGATAGCATGATTAAAGAAGATATTGTTACATTTATGGGAGATGCAGGTAATCGTCAAGCCGAGTTGTCCTGCTTTAAAAGCGGAATGACATCACCCATTTGGATTGTGGATTTTAAAAAGAATAACGAATGTTTTATGACTAGGTTTTATAATACCGAATCTGAAGCACAAGCTATTGCTGAAAAATTTGCTTACGAAGGAGTTGTAGGTGAACCTAGCAATAAAATGTTATTGAACGAAAATGACCAATGATATTGTAGTACCTGAGCCTCTTGATCCAAGAAAGATTTATAATGATTTGATCAAGAGATGTAAACAAGTAAAAGAATGGTTTATATTTTGTATTGTTGATGAGAGTTGGATTCCAAAAGAAAAATTGCCTTTTGAAATTGTAATAATGAACGGAATATACTGTTGTCGAGTTATTACACCAACCCATACAGAAGCACTTAAAATTGTAGCCAACGCTTTACCTGTAATTAGATTTATTGATGAACCTCAAGATTATGATGAATGAAAAAACAAAAGAAACCCTATTGATATTACAAGAAGAATGCGCTGAAGTAATTCAGGCCGCCTCCAAGGTATTTCGCTTTGGTGAAGATTCTAGATGGCCATTGGATGATTCCGCTTCAACGCATGAGTGTCTGGCTATGGAGATTGGCCAAGTATTGGCTATGATTGATATTCTAATTGAGAGTGGTTATATTTCAGATGAAGCCGTCAATGGTGCCAGAATTTATAAAAAAGAAAAACTGAAAGTTTGGTCCAGTATCTATGCCGATTGAAGAACTGATTTTGCAATTAAAATCCATATGGATTTGGGCGCCAAAACATTCCACAGTTAGAAGTAAAATTGCTGAATTGTTGCAACGCCTCGGCGCTCAACCACCACAAGAATATACTGAACCACAACCACCAATGGAGAATTAATTATGGGTAAATTGAAAAACTTGATTATTGATATTACAGAAGATTATGCTCGTGGAGATTCCATCTTCAAACTAGCAGAAAGGTATGACCTTCCTGTAGATGAAGTTAAAGAAATTATTGCTAGATTCTATGACTGTGATTCTGCTTTAATTTAAAACGGCCAAGACGCAATAAGAAGATATATAGTAATATCCATTACAGGCTTCTCATAGAGTAGAAATCACGAACCAAACGTTCAACTTCTGTATGAGTTTGTGGATTCTTGGAACGAACATAATATTCCAATTGTGATGTGGTTCTGAGAAAAGATAATGCATTGAGAATTGATTTAATAAATTTCATTTTAGTCCTTTTGAGATTTAAATTAAACACCAATTGTATTAGTGTTTACGATACTAGTATTTATACTTATAAGAGAATGAGAAACATATTCCTGCCAAAAAAATTTAAAGGTATACTAGAGGACACTTTGGTGGTGTTATCTCTTTTGGTATTATTTGGCTTTGTCATTACGGAAGGGCTTGACGCAGAGTTCAACCGTGTGATAAAATATGATTGTGAAATAGCAGAGATATCGCCAGATTTTACTCCAGCCATGAAACAAGAATGCCGTAAACTAAAAATCGAAAACCAAAGGTATCACACATGACCACTTTTACCACCGAAGATAGATTAAAGGCGCAAGGCGCAACAAGTAATACTAATACTAACCTCTCGTCTACAGCAGTTTTTCCAGCGCTTCCGGAAGGCCTTGATTCAATACCATACGAAGAAAAATACAAAGAGTTATTAAGAAGTTCCTCATAAACCGCAAGGCACTATATTATGTTTCAACTTGAATTTCAATACTTCTTCCCTCTTACTGAGCAGATTCCGTTAGCTCTCGATTATACTGGCTGTGCAAAGCCCAAACTTTCGGTACCATTTTCAGCAGGTACCGGACTTTGTACTTTAGCTGC